CCACCCACGTCCATTGTGACACCAGATCCAGAAGCGGTATATGTTGAACCGATTCTTTCAGCTGTATTATATGCAGCACCCGTATGGAGATTCACACTAGATGTCATACGGTGTGTGATGTCAGCAAAGGCGGGACTAGAAAATCCCACTAACATAACAATAGGAAGAAATTTTTTCATTCGGATCCTACTTATCTTATTATATGTATATCCTTTTGAAGGTACATCTGAGTACATATTATTAGGTATTTTTATCGTCACTATAGGTACTACTTATGGACATCATGGCTCCCACACATGGGGGTTGACAACGATTTAATCTTTGCTATATAATATTGTTACGTTTCTTAATGAAGTTTTATGACTTCTTCAACCGCTAGTACCAAACGTTACATTACCACTGAGGAAGGTGGCAGACAGAACATGTTTGCTGCTGAACCACAGATAGAGGTAATGGAAGGTTTCGATTACTGGAAGAACGCAGAGCTACTCAACTCTCGCTTGGCGATGGTTGGCTTCTTTGCTGCTATTCACAACTACGTCCTCTTTGGACAAATCATACCTGGTATTGCTTGAAGCAAGTCAGGTCTCTTTTAATTCTATCCCTATTAATCTAAGAACAATGAACGATCAAGAACGTTTTGAAAATGCTGAACTAACCAACGGACGTTGGGCTATGATTGGCATCATTTCTGCTCTAGGAGCATACGCATTCACAGGACAAATCATTCCAGGAGTATTCTAATGGACAGTACAGATAACTTTGAAATCTGGGCACGTGCTCAGGGTAGGTTTGCCATGATTGCTTTCTGGGCACTCATCGGTACTTATGCTTATGTGAAATACTTAACATAACTAAATAATTACTCGTAATAAAAATTAACATGGGCGAACTTGTCGCTGATCCGAACCAAATCTCACCTATAGTGGCCATATTGTGGTGCTTCTACCCAATGGCCGCTTTGGTGTTGATAGAATTATTTTTACGTGCTCTTAATGGTGACGATGATGACGATCAAGATGGTGGAAAGATGATACCAGTAACGTTACCAACAGGGGCATGATGTATCAAGTATTTTTTATAGCAACATTAGCAGCAGTAGCATATACAAATGTCGGTCAATACGCTTTTCAGTAGTGCTTGGTATCCTCTGTATGAGTTTACCTTTTTCTGTTGCGTAGGTTTCACAGCAGGATCATTAGGATTATTATGACTTTTTTAATAGCAATTATGTCATTCGCAAACTTTGTATTCTATCCTTTAGTGATAGGTACACTGGTTGCGGTTGTAATAGAACAGATATTCAGAGCAAGAGGCAGCGAAGACAATCCTAAGGACGTTAGGAATGTCATGCTCTCTATGGGAATCAGGAAGTACCTTTATAGACAGGCATGGATCTTTAACTTGATATGGTTCTTCGGGTACTTCATATTAATGTTTACTATTGGTAGACAGCAACCACAGGCAATGCCTGATATGATCTGGCAGGGGTGATGGAAATCTTTAAGATGACCGTCATGATGTGTAGTGGAGTTATTATATTCACTACCCTTTGGCTAACAATGATGTACGTCATGATGGACACTTAAAGTAGTGACCACCAGTTTGACAGGGTGCTTAATAGTATGTTATAAATAAACTGGGTGACGACCCTTAACCGTATAACATAACCCCAAACCAAGACCACGGGGGTAAGTCTTATCATACCTGTTAAACCCGCCCTATTAATTCAATGACTACACTGTCAAAAAGACAGAGCAGTCCGTTACAGAATTGGGACGAGTTTTGTCAATGGGTTACATCTACTGACAATCGCATATACGTAGGTTGGTTCGGAGTCCTTATGATTCCTTGTCTTCTTGCTGCTGCCACTTGTTTCATTGTAGCGTTCATAGCTGCTCCACCCGTCGATATCGATGGGATTAGAGAACCAGTTGCTGGCTCTCTTATGTTTGGTAACAACATCATCTCTGGTGCTGTTGTACCTTCAAGTAATGCCATAGGTTTGCACTTCTATCCAATTTGGGAAGCTGCTAGCCTCGATGAATGGCTTTACAACGGTGGACCTTACCAGTTGGTAATATTCCACTTCCTCATTGGAATCTCTGCTTATATGGGAAGACAATGGGAGTTATCATACCGTTTAGGTATGAGACCTTGGATCTGCGTTGCTTATTCAGCACCAGTATCTGCTGCTTTCGCAGTATTCCTTGTGTATCCTTTCGGTCAAGGATCCTTCTCTGATGGTATGCCTCTTGGTATATCAGGTACATTCAACTTTATGTTTGTATTCCAAGCAGAGCACAACATATTAATGCACCCCTTCCACATGGCAGGTGTAGCAGGTATGTTTGGAGGAGCACTCTTTAGTGCTATGCATGGTTCACTTGTGACATCTTCTCTTATTAGAGAGACTACAGATAATGAGTCACAAAACTATGGTTATAAGTTTGGTCAAGAAGAAGAGACCTACAACATTGTTGCTGCTCATGGATACTTTGGAAGACTTATCTTCCAGTATGCTTCGTTCAACAACAGTCGAAGTTTACACTTCTTCCTTGCTGTCTTCCCAGTTGTTTGTATATGGTTGACCTCAATGGGCATCTGTACGATGGCATTCAACCTAAATGGATTCAACTTCAACCAATCTGTTTTAGATGTTAATGGTAAAGTTATTCCTACATGGGGTGATGTTCTTAATAGAGCGAACCTAGGTATGGAAGTTATGCATGAAAGAAATGCTCACAACTTCCCACTTGACCTTGCTGCTGCTGAAGTATCAGAGGTAGCACTTATAGCACCTGCTATAGGCTAAATAAATTCGAGTTCGAGATGGATCAAGACCCCTTCACAGGGGTCTTTTTTTATGCTAGTATATGTGAGCGAAAACGACTTTTTGGTTTCAAATATTCGGGAAAAAAAACTTCGGGTATTTTTCGTCAAAAAGGTTTTCTAAATAATTCGTCGATCACTTTATTCTTATGAAGAGCATAGAAGACCACATTGAACACGACAAGGAGATCCTTGCCGATCCACAGACCAATCCTGCTGCTCGTAGACACTACAAGGAGGAATTACATGACCTTGAAGAGTATGTAGAGCATCATCAAAAGGAAATAGAGGCAGGAGACCATCACGATCCAAACGCAATAGAATTATTCTGTGACCAGCATCCAGACGAACCTGAATGTTTAATATATGATGATTAATGAAATTTATAGCGATATATGATGATATACTCTCATCTGATGAGTGTAATGTCATTACTCAATATTATGAAAGACACCCAAATAAGGAAAAGGGTCAATTAGGGTATGGATTCGTAGATCCCAATTTAAAGGATTCTACGGACGTATATACGAGATTTACAGAATCATTATTGACCCATAGGATCCTTTATGGAGCGTTAGAACAAGCATATAAGCGTTATGAGTCAGAACACGAATGTATGAAGCATACAGACCGTTTTACCCTACATGACTCATTTAATATACAGAGATATGACCCTGGTGGTGGATTTAAACTTTGGCACCATGAAACAACGAATTTTGTAAATTATCCAAATCTTCAGACTACAAGGGTCTTGGCATGGATGGTTAATTTGAATGATTGTCCTGGAGGCGGGACAATGTTCATGGAGCAAGATTTTACAATGGAAGCAAAGTGTGGTAGGTTGTCATTATGGCCTGCTGGATTCACACATGTTCACAAAGGTCAAATTTCAGAAACCCATGCCAAATACATAGCAACGGGTTGGTTTAACTACGAAACACCGAATTTCCAATGAATTTTGCCGTATACTCCAAGGACGGATGTCCTTTTTGTGATAGAGTCAAGCAAGTACTAGAGCTTGCCAACTTGAACTTTGTAGTGTATGATCTGGACAAGCATTTCAACCGACACTCCTTTTATGAAGAGTTTGGGGACAGAGCAACCTTTCCTCAGGTCGTTGTGAACGGAAAAAAGTTGGGTGGATGTACAGATACAGTTAAATACCTTCGTGAACACAACTTTGTATAAAATGGAAGATCTATATTCCTTGGCTGAACGTGCTCTGGATGTCGCCATTACTGAAAAGAAATTTCTCTTCAAAATATACGATTATCTACAGCATAATAAGGCTAAACGTAAAGATGCCATAGAGTTCCTTGAGAGTTCTACTTGTGATAATATCTCTAAGACCATTAATGACCTTAATGAGTTTATTAAGGGTGGTAATGATACTGAGCACAGACAGATCAAAGAGGGATATTGCTTTTTAAGCAAACCAGATGCGAGAAAAATTTCAAAATATTTGACAGGACTTATTGATGATGCCGAAAGATACAAATACGACCACAGGCCAGGGAGGCGTAAAAAAGCAGTCAATAAATAAAGGCATAGAGCTTATGCTCCCAAGAAAACGGAGGGAAGAACCCAAGTCACAAATTGACTTAGATGTTACTGTCCCGATATTTTTCTGGAGAGTTCGTCTTAGATTAAAACTAGACATTACTCGTGGAGCACACTGATGGAAACGAATCTAATTATTTTCTTTGCTGCGTCTGTAAGCATACTTTTTTTGTTAATTGGTGGAGTGATTGGTTGGACTTACCGTGGTGCGGTAGACATCCATACCTATAAGCGTCAACTTAATAATCTTCATCCAGAGTTTTTGGATGGTAATGGGGCATACGTGAATGAGGAACTGTTAGCAGTCAAGTTCATGGATCCTGAAGACCTACTTGACGAGGATGACGATTAGTAGTATACTGATTTGAGGGTAACCTAAAATATGGCTAAAAAATTACCAAATGATGCTTTGCTGTCTGAGATATTTCAGCAAGTGTCCTCTGCTAAGACTAAGGCAGAAAAGATAAAACTGTTACAGCAGTATAATAATGACGGATTGAGAGCTTGCCTGATCATCAATTTTGATGAATCACTTGAGTTCTTACTTCCTACTGATGGAGAAGTTCCATATAAGAAGAATGAGGCACCACCAGGAACTGAGCATTCTCGCTTAGACCATGAATATAGAAACTTTTATCGCTTCTTTAAGGGTGGGGATAGTAGTATAAATGGCATGAAGCGTGAGCAACTCTTTATACAGTTACTAGAGGGTCTCCAAGAGCAGGAAGCAGAATTATTCATTCTGTGTACTCGTAAGGATCTTCAATCTAAGTATAGAATCACTAAACAGGTTGTACAAGATGCGTTTCCTGCTATTGAATGGGGTAACAGAGGATGACCGTTTGGGCAAGTAATGACGACATTCCTAAAAAGGAAGAGCATTACAACATTGGTCTCCTAGAGGCAAATTGTGATCTGAAATTATCTCAGAACAAGAAACTACCTCGTAATTCTTACGTGGTCACCTATACTGCAAATGGTGTCCTACATAACGATATAGTTGTTGGTGATAAAACTAACATCTTTGATTGTTATTACGATGCCCTTGGTAAAGGGAGTATTCAAAGTATAAATTACACCGATGGACAAGTCACTGCAAAACTCTTCGACAAAAAGAAGTATCTCAACTCAAATCGAGGAACTAAAGAAGAGAAAAAATGATATGTTTGATTTCAAGTCTGAGACAGAAGATCTAGATGATCTGGCAGATGAAATTTTTGAAGCATTAGCAACACATACAGCATCTCAACATGAAAATAACCCAAAAGATAATTGATGACCTCACTGAGGCATTGGCTCATACCAAGAAAGATGGTACTGAGAACTGGAAAGATGGTGATGACATAGATGTATGTCTTGCTGGTACTTTTGCTAACGATAAGTTCATTACTCTTATTAATAGGTCTAAAAATGTTTAACTTTAAAAAGATCAAAGAGAAAAGGATGGAACGATATGAGAAGTATCGTGAGAAGTGGAGAGGAGAGATAAAATCTATTGTGAGGGAAGCAATGGATGAATGGGCTGCCGACTGTTCTTACCTAACACAGAACCAAGGTGATGGTCGATACTATTGCTCAAAACAAGATTGTGAAGGAGTTGAATTCAATGAAACTAAGAGCACAGATTAGAAAAGCCTTGGATAAACCTTGGTTATATAAGGATGAAGAGTTGAAATACCTTCAAGATAAATTGAAGGCTGAAAAATTATCTTCAGAGATTGATCAGTGGTATAGACGCACTGAGCAAGGATTTAGTAATTACCCAAAACCTAAATGAACGTAAATTTTGTTACTTGTACCCCTGATGCTGAAAAGGCGATGGGGTATATCGCTAGGGTATCAAACCCTAAAAACCAGGAAAATCCGAATGTTGCTGGTTTATTGAAATATTGTATTAAGCACCATCACTGGTCTGTATTTGAACAGGCACATATGACATTGGAGATAGAGACAACTAGAGGTCTTGCTGCTCAGATATTACGTCATAGGTCATTTACATTCCAAGAGTTTAGTCAGAGATATGCTGACACTAATCTTATTGCTGATAAGATTCCCCTTCCAGAGTTGAGAAGGCAGGATACTAAGAATAGACAGAATAGTATCGATGATATACCTGATAAACAGGTAAAAGATTTACATAATATAATAGAGAAATATTTTGCTGAGGGTTTAGATCTGTATAATGAACTTATACGGGAGGGTATTGCTAAGGAGTGTGCTCGGTTTGTACTACCTCTTGCTACACCAACCCGTATCTATATGACAGGATCTTGTCGATCTTGGGTCCACTATATAGATTTGAGGTCAGCACATGGAACTCAAAAGGAACATATGGAGGTAGCAGAAGCTTGCCGAAGTATATTCGTAGAACAGTTCCCTACCGTTGCTGAAGCTCTTGATTGGAGATAATTATGCCTACTTATGCCGTAAAAAACAACAAAACTGGTGAAAAGAAAGAGTTCATCATGACCATGAAGGAGTATACCGAATGGAGGGATGCTAATCCTGATTGGGATAAAGATTGGCAAGCTGGATGCGCTGATGCTGTATCTGGTGTAGGAGACTTTCAGGATAAACTTCCTGATGGTTTTAAAGATCGACTTCGTAATGTCAAAAAACATCACCCTTACGCACGATTCGAGGCACCTTAGCCTATGTCAGTTACCAAAGTAAAGAAGCAACCAACAATGGTCGGCTTGACCAGGAGACAAATGAAACGAAAACCCATAGGAACCCAACATCTAGTACCAGTAAAACCTCTGACACCATCTCAGAAGTTGGTATTTGATGCCTATGCGAAATCAAAAAACCTCTATATGTATGGTTCAGCAGGAACTGGTAAGACTTTTATAGGGATATATCTCGCACTTCAAGAGATTCTTGACGAGAAATCACCCTATGAGAAGTTATACATTGTTAGATCCCTTGTTCCTACTAGAGAAATAGGCTTCTTACCTGGAGATCATGAAGACAAATCTGAGCTATATCAGATACCCTATCAGAATATGGTAAGGTATATGTTTGAGATGCCAGATGATGCTTCATTTGACATGCTGTATGGCAACCTCAAAGCACAGGGAACTATCTCATTCTGGAGTACCTCATTTATACGTGGTACCACACTAGACAATGCTATTGTATTGGTGGATGAATGCCAGAACTTGAATTTTCACGAGTTAGATAGTATAATAACAAGACTAGGTGTTAACACTAAAATCATATTTGCTGGAGACGCTGCTCAGACTGACTTAGTAAAGCAGAATGAGAAGAATGGTGTTCTAGACTTTATGAAGATTATTGCTAACATGAGTGAATTTGCCTCTATAGAGTTCGGTATCGAAGATATCATTCGATCTGGGCTTGTGAAATCTTACCTTATATCAAAGCATAATCTTGGAATTCAAACATCTTAACGAACATACTTTTACCGAAATAAAAGCTAGTACAACGGTTGACGGAAGGAGATACGATGTCGGTGACGACGTGTGGTACCCTTCCGTTACTACTGTAATAGGTGAAATGAAAAAGAAGTCGATCATGGAATGGCGACGGAGGGTAGGAGAGGAAGAAGCGAATAGAGTTTCTAAAAGAGCCACCACACGTGGTAACAAGACACATAAACTAGCAGAAGATTATTTAAACAATAAGAGTTTAAGCAAATATAGGGATGACCCACTATCCATGGGGATGTTCCACCAAATCAAGCCATATATTGATAAAATAAATAATATACACGCACTTGAAGCACCCTTATATTCTCATACATTGAAGTTGGCAGGTCGAGTGGACTGCATTGCTGAATATGAGGACGAGCTTGCTATCATAGATTTTAAAACCTCAAGTAAGACTAAACGTGAAGAGTGGATCCAAGACTACTTTTCACAAGAGACAGCGTATGCTATAATGTTTCAAGAACTTACTGGTCAAAAGGTCAAGAAGTTAGTAACAATAATTGCTGTGGAGACTGGTACTCCTCAGATCTTTGTTATACGTGACAAAATCAAGTACGTACACAAACTAAAAGAGTATATTGATTACTATAGGAGTGTTCATGGCGACTGGTAAAAAAGTAAATGATGTCCTTGAGGAGAACTTTATGACGGCAGCTAAATTTTCTTTAGAAATAGAGAACATAGTAAAGGTTGGTGAATTGAATTATATTGAAGCAATCGTTATGTTCTGCGAAGAGAGAGCAATAGAGATTGAGAACGTTAATAAGTTAATCAACAAGCCTTTGAAAGAGAAACTAAAGTATGAGGCACAGAGACTTAACTTTATCAAGAAAGGGAGTCGTGGTTTCTTGGCACTGTGAACGGTTTAGAAGCCTATCGCATGTACCTCGCAATGAGGAACCACTTCAAATCAAAGACTTATGACTTCCTCAGGAGTCCATACAGTAAAGCAAAACCTGAGACCTATGACAGGAGAAAGGATAAATATTTTTTCGTCAAATTATCACGTAAATACGATGAGCAGCAATTAGTACAGTTCTATCTTGCTAACTTCGTACAGGATAATTGTGAATGGATTGGTGCCATGAGTTCCAAGGGTGAAAGGAACTACCAAGAATATATAAAGAAAATACAGTCTCTGTCTTATGTCTTTAAGACTGATGCTGACGTAATGAGAGAGACCAGTGAAACCTTCGACAAGTTGTTTGAGGGTAAACCACACCCCCAGTTGATTAAATTGTGGTTAGGTGGTAAGATAACTATAGAGTCCGTTGTGATCATGGACAAGATCTTTGGATTTGTTGAAAAGGTGTCTGCGACAGACCCAGTGTGGGAAACCGCCAAGACCAAGATCCTTAAATATAAGCCACTTCTCAAAGTGGACACAAACACACACAAACAGGTACTAAAAGGGTTATTCTTATGAAGTTCTTCGAGTCAGATGTAGTACAGGATGAGTTAAAGCGTATGCAAGAACTCTATGTGGATATTAACCGCATGGGGATTATTCTTACAGTGGACCAAAAGGTTCAGCAACTTGTTAAACTACTAGAACTCATAGATATCCAGCAGACCATGTTTATGCGTGTTACATTATCTGAGGATCAGCAAGCTAGACAAATCCTTAACCAGGTACGTCAGGCAGCATCTTTATTAGGTATGAAACCTGAGCATGTGAATCCACAGTTCTATGACCAACTAAAGGACCAAGTAAACAAAATGATTAAAGATCTGGAGCAATCACGATGATGTTTTTGAATGTACTAACTATACTTGTTATCTTAGCAGTACTATGGTTTGTATTTGTATTCCTCAAGGATCCTAACGCATGAAAAATTTGTGGAATGGGTATAAAAGGGCTCTATACGAGACCTTCCCAGATTTGACTTATGATCATACATGGGGTGAGTGGGAAGG